TCGTCGTGATGTGGTTTCTGATGTGCGGGTTCGGTCGCACGACGCCGCGGACCTTCTCGGTCGTCGTCGCGTTGCCAAACGGCGCCAGCGTCTTGGCGACCTTGGCCACTCGCGTGGTGTACGTGCGGAAACCTGACTTCATCGCCTCGGTGGCGTATGGCGTCGCCAGGCGCTTGAGCTCGCGGTTGACGAGCTCGATGTCGGCGCCGTTGACTTCAGCGGAGATGTTGAAGCTGTTGCGCAATGTCGACCGCCATTCCTGCCTTGCCATTCATCCCGTTGAACACGGCGATGGGCGTATCCATCGTCACCTTTATGTCCGCCGCCCTCAGGATTTCGCGGGCGGCGCTTGCAAGTCCAACCCCTCCGTGTAGAGCGGCTCGATGTATCTCGCGAGCTCGATCACGGCCGGCCCGTCGAGCCGCATGACCTCCTCGAGCGAGGCGAACGCCGGCGCGTCGCCCTCGAGGACATGGTGCAGGACGAACCACGCCGGCATGTACTCGCCGCGCGCGCTCGCGTCGAGCGCCGCGACTACGTCGGCGACGCGCGGGCGGCGAATCGCGATCCGCTCGCCGCGGAACTCGACATGGCAAGGTTTTGCGAGGAGTGCGGCGATCATTCGGTGATGGTGATTGGGTTTGCGGCGTCGCTGTCGGCGGCGGTGTAGATGAGGCTGGCGGACACCTGGCAGACGCCGTTGGGCGCCGCCGTCAGGTTCCAGCTTGTCACCATCGCCTTCCCGCTGATCGACTTGGACGCCCCCCAGGTGATCGTCAGCGGGCTGATCGCGGTACCGCCCTCGATTGCTGCCAGGATCGCCGTGTGTCCGGCGACGCCGGAATCCCAGAAGAAATCGAGGTCGCACTGCGCGGTGAGAATTCCGACGACATGGCGGGTGTAGTCGTCGCCGAGCGCAGTGACCTCGATTGGCTGCTGCGTGACGGTCACCGAGACGTTGCCGATTCCCTTTACCGCGGAATTCGCGCCGATGGTGATGGACATTGAATTGGTTGCGGTAGCCATGTCAGGGGGTCCAGTAGATGGTCAGGTTTGCGGTGCAGACGGCCGGCTCGGCCTCGTCGCCCTCGCCGACGACGGGATCGTCAATCGGCGCATAGGTCGATTCGATGACGCAGTTGCTTGCGTTCTGAGTCACGATGTAGGTGCGCAGTTTCGTGATGGCCGCGGCACACAGCGACTGCGCGCTCACCATCGTGGCCGCGACGGCCGAGAGCTCGAGCGTGTAGACGTGCAGCGTGTCGCCGACGGCCGCCGATTCGCCCGTCGGCATGCGCACGACGAGCGCCGGCAGGGCTCCGCTCTGAAGGCGGGCGCCGATGTGTACCCGGTCGGCGGCCGCAGTCTGCGGCGCCGCGACGAGCCCTGCCACCACGGTCGCCTCGATCATGCGACCTCCGTGCAGTCGATGACCGCCAGGCGGTCGCGCTCGTCCAGGTTCTGCACTCCGTTTATGCGGAGCGTCTTCCCGCGCACCTCGATGCGGTCGAGCTCGGTGATTCCGAGCCGCGCGACGTTCGGCCACCGCACGCGGACTTCGTAGCTGACCGTGACGGCGACGCCGTCGGCATAGGTCTGCTCGGTCGGCGCCGCCTCGCGGATGTCGCAGCGGAAGCTCCCGCTGTCGGTGAACGTGTTGGTGCGGCGGCCGAGCGAGTCGACAGTGGTCGCGGCCTTGAGCAGCGTCGCGTTCCACCGGAGCCGGCCGCCGGAGATCATCGCATCGGGCTCCTGACGCCGGCCGCGTCGATGATGTACTCGAGGGAAAGCGGCACCTGCTGGAGCCCGACGACGGTCAGCGCCTCGGGATTGTTGTACCAGGCGCCGATAAGCGCGATGGCGGCGTGCACGATTTCGTTCGGCAGCGCCGAGTATCCGCAGGTGTAGTTGACCGTAATCGCGGTGCCCTGGTAGATGCCCGGCTGCTCGAGGAACCGGATGTAGGGAAAGTTGCCCTCCGTCCGGTCGATCCAGTAGTCGGTCGCCGGCATCGTGGTCAGCGTGTTGCCGCCGTCGTAGTACTGCACGTTCGTCACGGCGGTGAACGGGAAGCCGTCGATGACGGTGTCCTCGAATGCCCTCAGGTAGAGCGCCTTCGACTGCGGCGAGAGGGTGAGCGCCGTGCGACGCTCGACGAGCGACAGCGCGGCCTCGCGCAGCCGGATGAGCTCGGCGTCGTCGTCCGTGTAGTCGATGCGGAGCGCCGACTTGATTGTGGAGAGCGGGATGCTCATGAAACGGCCCTTGGGGGTTTCCCCCCAAGAGCCGCGATGCGAATGGAATCAGGCGCCGTCGTTGTCGCCGTAGATGGCGGCGAACGCGTCGGGCAGCAGGATCTTGGAGTCGGTGCGCATGTACATGTACATCGTCGTGCGCAGATTGGCCGAACCGGAGTACGGATCGGTCATCGACTGAAGGCCGGTGCGGTCGAAGATGCCGAAGTACTCCCAGTTTCCAGCGATGAAGAACGCGTTTCCGCGAACGTTTGCGCTGGTGACAGTCGCACCCTGCGTAGTCGGGATGTACTCGTTGACGTACAGCGGCACGCCGTACACGGTGCTCGGTGCACCGACGGTGATGCCCTGGTTGTTGCCGGCTCCGCCGGGCAGCCAGATGTACTCGTTGTTCGCCTTGAGCTTGCGGATCACCTTGACGGTCGAATCGTGCGTCAGGACAGCGAACCGCGGCGAGTTCCGGTACTGCGGCGCGACAGCGTGGATGCAGTCGATGATGTTGTCCGCAGTGATCGCAGAGGCAGCGGCATCCTCAGCGAGCTGGACGCCCTGGGTGATGATGCGTCCGCTGTTCGTGGTCGCCCACGCAGTCGAACCGGTGTCGCCGATGCCTTGCGGCTGATCGCTGCCGGTTCCGACGGTGTACGCCTCCTCAGTGGCGCGCGAAAGCGCGACCGCGAAGCGATCCGCCATCCAGTTGAGGAACGTGCCGATGTCGCCGGTTCCGATGGCGTCTTCGACCCATTCCTGGCTGAAGGTAGTTGCGCTGACGTACTTGTAGGGCATCACGGCGACGCGGTCGAACGTGAAGTCGGCCGCGTTGATCGCGCCGTTCTCACGAACGAGCGCGGCCGCCGGCGTGGACGCCTCGACGGTGATCTGGCGCTGCGAATTGATCGTCTGCACGGCTGCCAACGAACGGATGACGCCGATCTGGTACATCTTGTTGATGATGCGGCGTTCCATGTCGACGGGAACCGGAGGGTTCGACGTTGCGCTCGCTGCCGGGTTGTACGCCAGGACGCGCAGCTCCTCCCTGTTTCCGCTGATCATGGCCTTCGCCCAGCGAGCGGCGTACTCCGGGCTCTCGATGTCCGCGCCGAGCTTCGCAGCCCTGGGCGCGCGGCTGTCGAGCGTCGGCTCCTTTTCAAGCTTCGCGAGACGCGCCTCAAGCGCGCGGTTCTGCGCGACGAGCTCGGCCGCCGTGAGGTCGGCGTCCATCGCGGCGAACTTCTGCTTCTCCTCGCCCGAGCCGCGCTGGTCGACGGTCTGCGGCGCGCGGCCCGTGCGGGCCTCGTAGGCCGCAAGGCTCTTCCGGTACTCGTGGGTGATCGACTGGATCTCGTTCAACTCGTCAGACATGATCTGCCATCCTTCTGAAGTGGAGTGCGAGCCGCGCATAGACGGCTTCGGTGTATGCCGCGCTAACGCTGCGCAGGCTCGAACTGGTCTGGGGGTATGCGGCGTCCTGGACGATGGACACCTCGAGAAGAGATGCCTTCTTCACCAGGCGCTGCGTGCGGTCCTTGTTCCAAGTGTCCTCGGTCACATAGAACCCGAAGCTCATTTCGCCGCTGAGGTCGCCGCGCTCAAGGAGCGCGCGCACGTCGTTGCCGAGAGTGGTGTCGGGCAGCGTCGCCTCGAACGCGAGGCCGTTCCGGTCGCTGCGCAGCGTGAGCGTGCCCGAGCGCGTGCGCGCGAGCGGCATGGACGCGTCGTGGTTGTAGTAGAGCTTGACGTCGCCCTTGGTCGAGAGCGTTTCGTTGAACGCTCCCGGCGCGATGCGCTCGACGAACTTGCGGCCGCCCTCGACGATCTCGCGCGAGTCCTGCCCGTACACGGCCGCGTAGCCGGCGAGCGTGCGCCCGTCGAGCTTCTGCTCGGTCGCCTCGATGCTGCGCCTAGAAATCATTGGCGGTCCCTTCCTGCGCCGACGTGTCGGTGCCGATGTTGGTTTGGCCGCCGCCGGTTCCCATGTTTTTCGCAAGGATCGGCTCGTCCAGGCCATCAAGCGGCGGAAGATTCAGGTGTTCCCTGGCTTCGTTGCGCGTGACGATTCCTGTTTCGACCGCGGTGCGCAGAGCCGCCATCGTTTCGGCCATGCCAGGGCGGATCAGCTCCGACGTATCAGGTGTGACCGTGTCGCCAGGCGCGCAAAGCTTCGCTCTGATCTCCGCGCACCAAACGTCCAGCCATTGCGTGAGACAGGCGTCGACGTACATACGCGAGAGCCACTCAAGCGAGTTGTACGCTCCACCTACGTCGTCTGCAAGGTAACTTGCCGGCACGCCGTAGATGCGGCACACGTCGCCGATGCTGTACTTCCGCGCTGCCTCGAGTCCGGTGTCGTCAAGCGTGCTCGAGATGCGCTCGACCTTCATGCCCTCGGCGAGGACGAGAGGCTTGCCGGCGTTGACGCTGCCCGCGTGCCGCCTGATGTAGTCGGCCTCAATTTTCTGCATCGCATCGGGAGAGATTCGACCTGGGTGCACCAGCGCGATTTTCGGGTTGCCGGCGTTCGTGTACGCCTCGAGGGCCATCTGCTCCTGCGCGGCGAGAACTTGCAGCGAGGTGCGGCACAGCGCGACGGGCGACTCTCCCCAAAGGCCGTTCAAGTTCGGAGCCTTAAGATGGAACATCTGTTCCATCGGGAGATCGCCATATGTGCGAGTCTTGTAGTAGGGCACAGCCTGCGTCGTGTCGAGGCTCACGCTATCAGGCTCAAGCAGGATCATCTCGAGCAGCTCGCCGCCGCGCGTCTGGTTGATCGCGGCGAATGCATTTCCATAGAGCAGCATGTGCAACGACATCGTGCGACGAAACTCGTGCGCGCTCATGTAGCGCGATGGATTCGCCAGCAGCGAGGCCGCGCCCCTTGCGGACACCTCGAGCTCGACGCGCGCGCAGTCGCTCGAGATGAGCGACACCGCGCGGTAGACGGGCGTGTACCGAAGCGCGTTCGACGCCGTCACGAACGGCACCTTTCCGGTGCCTTCGCTCAGGATCGTCGCGCTGTACGGGCCGACGAAGAGACGCTGAAGCAACTTGCCTAGCACGCGGTTAGTTTCGCGGCTAAGTCAAGAACCTAGTGTCGCCAAACTAACTATTAAAGCGATTCGTATACGCTCGCCTGTTGGCCGCCCCAGCAATGCACCGCGATGATTGCGGCGACAAGCGGGTCGATGATTGACCGCTCAGCCGCCTTCCCCAAGCGGATGTTCTGATTGCTGTCGCGCTTGGCGATGGCCGTGCGGCACGCGGTCCGCATGATGGGGTCGTCGCCGATCAGGAAAGCGCCTGACGCCCACAGCTGTTGGAATATCTGACAGCCTGGCCCGAACGTCCCGATGCCCATGCTGTAGGTCTCGAGCGGCATACCGTCGGCGACGAGCTGCTCGGCGAGATACTTCGATCCCCAGCGGTCGTATCCGACGCGCTGCACGGACAGGAAGTCGCAGACTTCCTTCATCTTGGCCCGGATGGATTCATAGTCGATCTCGCGCCCTGGCGTCAGCTCGATGTTCCCGTTAGCCGCCCATGTGCGCACAGGCAGCCGGTAGTCGAGCTCGCGCTGCGCCACGTCCGCCTTCGGCCACCAGTACCAACCGCGCAGGACTACCTTGCCGTCGTCAAGCGGGATGCACGCGACCAGCGCGGACATATCAAGCGACTTGGAAAGATCGAGACCGAGCCACGCCTCGCGGCCGCGCAGCGAATCCCAGTCGATGTCCTTGCCGCCCGGCCACAGCGCCATGTCGAGCCATCCGCCCGTGTCCTCGCTCATCCGCGCGCAGTGGTAGCGGGTGAATTCGTGCCGGCCTAGCGGCGAGTTGCGCATCGTGTTCCAGCTGCGGCGCAGCGACTTGATATCAGGTTGTCCGTACTCGAGGCCGGGATTTGCCTTCGCCCAGGTGGACTCGTCCTCGATGGCGTCCTCGGGGTCGAGCCCGTACAGCATCGGCACGACCGAATCGTCGGCGATCTCGCCGCGCAGGATCGCCTCGCCGGTGGCGACGAGCTCCCCGTAGATGTTGTCCGGCTGGGAGCCCGGCGTCGTGATGATGAGGCCAAGCGATTCCTTGCGTTTGCTGCCCGTGGTGAGCAGCTTGGTCAGGAACCGGCCCTTGAACTCGGCGGCTTCGTCGGCGACCCACATGGACGGGTTGAGGCCGTCGAGGCTCCGCTCGAGCGCCGGCAGTCCGGTCATCAGCGAATCCTGTTGCTTCAATTCGATCCTGTCCCACAGGACCGACACGTCCGGTCGCTCCTGCCGGCGGATCATCGTGCGGGCGGTGTCTAGGCAGATGGCCGCCTGTTCCTCGTTGTTGGCGATGACGTGGACGCGCCGGCCGGCGCCGGCGAGCAGGTCGTACAAACAGAGTCCGGCCGCAAGCGTGGTCTTGCCGGCGCCTCGAGCGACTTGCAGGATTGCGAGCTTGGTGCGCCGGCGGTTGTCGTCGGCGTACCGCCAGCCGTAGCAATTTGCGATTACCCATGATTGCCACGGCCGCAACTGGAAAGGTTTGCCCGAGTCGTCACCGACGAGGGACAGCGCGGCGAAGTGGTCGTGGATTGCCTGGACGGTCGGCCAATCCATGTACAGGTCGGGGCGCTCGAGGTCGGCGAGGAACCGGCGCGCGGCTGCAAACAGGTATTTGGACGCCGGTGCGCCGCGTTCGACTACCGCGGTTGCATAGTCGACGCATACGCGTGGCGGGTCGTGTGTCAATTCACCGGGCA